AGGGCCTACTAAAAAATTCATCATTTTTTCTTTACTCCCTTAATTTTACCTTTGTTTATGCTTGCGTAAAACACTTTTGCACCTTCTTTCTTGCCATAAGTCTTAGCCATGGCCTTTTTTATCTTTTTACCCTTCTTGTTTAGGGGCATTTGTTCTTTCTCTAGCTACATCTGCACGTAAATTAGCAAGATCGTAGTCTTTTTGTAGTTTTTGACTGTCTAAAACTTGTTTGTAATCAAATTGATTCTCTTTTAGAGCTTGATTTTCGCCTTTTAGTTGTGCATCCATCTCCATTTCTGCTTGTCGTAACGCTAATTCTTGTTGTTTTAGCAATACTAACGGATCTGTGTTCTGACCTTCCATGGCTTCTTGCTCTTCAGCTACCATTTGTTCTGTAATTTTTTGTATTTCTTCATCAATTTTTATACCACGCTGCATTTGTAACGCCTGTATTGCCTCTGGTGGCACCTGATCACCAAATTCTTTTCTTAATTTTTCTGCTTCTTCTACCATTGCTTGATCAACAACCTGAGTTGCTAACAATGATACGTGTTGCATTATATGTGATGTCAAATTCATGACTGCCATGGGATTAGTTTTAACTAAAACAGACGACATAAAAGTCCTGTGGGACTTAATGTGTAACTCATGATTTTGTTGTGGAAAAGCTTGTAAGTTTGCACCCTTTAAAACTACACTATGTTCTAACGCTGGATCTTGTGGTTGTGGTCCTTTTGGTATTGGTAAAATTTGTTCTACATCTTTGACACCTAAAGCTATGTACATTCTTCTGTATGCTTCGTAAAGATTATGTATCTGTGGATTACTCTGTGCTAGTTGTAATTGATTTTGTGCAAGAGTCACACGTTGTGACATTGAGAAAATATTTGGATCAGAAACAGGTAAAATATCTATATTGTCATCAAAATCTAATTGTTTAATTTGTCTTGGGCCACCAGCTACGTTGTAAGGGTACATGGGTGGTAACACCATTTTGAAAATTTTAGCTAATAAATTAAATTCTTTTTTCTGTGCGTAGTGCAGTCTTTTATGAACTGCTGACATAACTTTTGTGCCACGCTCCATAAGAGCCATAGTAGTACCCACTGGTGTTTGTGAACTACCAATTTCTGACAACTGCATATCCGCTACTGTTGCAAATTGTTTTGCTGCATCGACACATAAACCTAGTAGCTGTAGTAAAGTTTGATCGGGACCTTTATACGGTAAAGGCATCAGTGCCTCACGAATAATACCATTAGGTGCATCTACGTCTCTAAACTCACCGGGTTGTAAAGGTTGATCGTCATCACGTATTCTAAGTCCACGTGACTTAAAACCTGCAGGTAAGTTAGATAATGTACCAGCGTCTAATAATTGACGTAAAGCTGAAGTAGCGGTTCTTGTCAAACCACCAATCATATGTATTAAACCAAAGCCATAAAATCCTAAGCCTGGTAAAAATTTGTAATGTACAAAGTATTCATTTTTTTTTCTTAATGCATCAGCTTGATTGTAGTTTCGGTAAATTGATATGATGCTATCAGAGCCTCTATCTATTGTAACAATGTAAGGTAATTTTATTCCTGTAGGCTCATTAGTTCTTGGATCTATATCTTCAAAACCTTCAAGATCTAAATCGACATGAACTTCATACAATTCTGCCATGTCATCGACTGCATAACTACCTGGAGACTCACCATCTATTTGATCTTTCTTTTCTTGTAAATCTGTTTGTCCTGCATCATAGCCATTACCGTTTGTGTCAATATAAAATCCACTTACTTGTTTTTTTCTCAAATCGTTTTTTGACATCTTTAAAACCTGTGTAATGCGTTCACAAGTTTCTAAGTCTGAACATCCATACGGGACAATAACATCTTCAGCAGGAATAAATTTAGAAGTAGCTCTGTTTAATGTTTCTTCAAAGTAAACTTTTTTAAATGCACTACCTGACAAAGGTAATTGAAATAACAGTTGGTCCATCTCTGGATTATAGTCTTCCATGACATGAGTAATCTCATAGTTCATGTAATCTTTAACACGCTCTGCTGCTTGTTGTAATTGTGTAGTGTTTGCACCCACAACTTGTGTTCTTACAGGCCCATCACTAGGTAATAACTCTACATAGGCCATAGCTTGGAACTGTGTTACAGCTTGTGCTAAGACAGGATGATTGACACTAGATGCACCTCTAAAAGGCCTAGTTCTCTCTTCATATTTAAAACCTAAAAGGTCTAAGCCTTTAGTATAAGATTGCTCCCACTCTTCTCTTGTGGTTTTATCATTGTCAATTTTTTCATTAAGCTCATTTGCTACTGATTGTAAATATCCTTCTTCAAGCACTTCCGCTAAGTTTGAATTAAATCCAATAGGTTGTGTTTCTTGCTCACCAATTATGGCTGAGCCGTCCTCTATGATTTCTACACCTTCTTGACTGTTAGGATCTGATAAGTTTACTGTGGTTCCAACTTCTTGAACGAGTATCTCTTCTTCCTCTGGTCCACCTGCACCTAAGCCTTTAGGCTCTTTTGCATTAAAAGGTTCATCTTGTATGCTGTCGAATTTATCTACCATATTCACCGAATATATCTGTGATTGAAACTAAACTATCTTTTGCAATTGATCCACCATCTTTTTTCTTAAATAAAAAGAACGGTTTATCTGCAGCCTCATCAGGCATAGTGAGAACAAACATATCTACAAGAGATGGATTAAATTCTTCTATGACAATTAAGGCATCATTTATAGTTTCACCCTCACCTAGTGGCACAAAATTTATACTATTATCATCAGCACGCACGTAAAAATCTTGAAACTGTCCTGGTGCTACCTCTCTAGTTAATACAACATCTTTGTCTCGATAACCCCCGCCACTTACAAACCTTCTCATTTGCTCATTGTAAAACTCATCTATGCTCTCTTCGCTTTCTGTACGTCTAGCGACATCCTCTTTGTTTAGTTTTAGACCACCGTCTACGTCTCTGTTGAAAAATCTTAGCCCCTTAGTTGCTTTGGTCGGATCTACAATTTGTTCTACTTGAAATGTTGCGCCGTATTTTTTTGCAATATTTTGCATTTGTTGTTTTACAACTTTGTCATAGAGATTTTTAAATTTTTTGCCTTCTGGCCCATCAGGATCTTTACCCCATCTTCTGTTAACTTTTTCTGCAGGCATGATAGCAACTTTTTGTATGCCTTTAGATTCTGCATCTTTGATAGTTGATTTTACTAACAAATCAACATAGTCAGCCTGTTTGTTAAAAGGTATTGCAGGAAATATTTCTAATTCTTTTAAGCCACCACCATATTCGCTAATAGCATTATCTGTTGCACCAAATCCAGCAATGTCTTCTGATTGTGATGCTCCTGGAACTTGTACTTTTGCTAAATCTCTATCTAGCTCACCGGCTCTATTTAAATCTAATAAGTTATCCAATACTTGTTGTTGTTTTTCTGCAATAGATTTTATTACAAACTGTGTTTCTGGTTTTCTTGCTCTTAAATCTGATTTCACTGCAGCGTCTATTTGATTTTGTAAGATGTCAATTTCTTCAGCATATTGTGGTATTAAACCTTTTGCAGCTTCATTTGGAAATGGTTTTATAAGTGTAGGATTGTCTTGTAGCATCTTTAATTGTTTTTCTGACACAACATTATTTATGGAATCCAATAATTGCTGTCCCTGTCGTCTATCAAACTCATCTGTGCTTTGTAATAATCGATTAGCTTTTTCTTTAATTTTTTCTATCCTTGCAAATAATGCTTTAACACGTTCTTGTTCTTTTCTAACTTGAGTTAACATGTCTGTTTGTAATTCTTGTATGACAGCAACTTTTTGTCCAGTTGCAGTATCGTAATCAGCAACTCTTGTAAATCCAATAACGTTTTCTTCACTAAAATGACCACTTGATACAAAAGGTTTTGTCTCACCTGGTAAACGTCCTGCTGTTACAACTATTTCTCTGTATTGTTTACCTACTTCGTCCAAAGGTTGATTACCTACGTTTCGATGTCTTGGTTGACCTGCTGATTGTATCATCTTCGAGTCACCTTCTGATAAGGGTATAGGATCGGCCTCCTTAACTTTTATAGCAAGATTACCCATTGGTGATGTTTCATAGTAATCAACTAATTGTTCTTGTGTAATTTTTTGATTTGGAAAATACTTTTCAAAGTCACGAAGGTATTGCTCAATACCAGAGTCTTTTAATTCTGCTAAAGGTGCAGCGTCACCACCTTGCAAAAAGTTTACCCAGTCCTGTGGTCTAGCTGACTTTGGCGCAGTAGGTGACACAATTTTTTCTAAAGTAAAAGATTTGAAAGCAAAGTCATCAGGTTGCACATCCTGTGTTGTAGGTAGATTAGAACCTGGTGGTCCTACGGGTGCATCTGTTTCAATTTTTTTCTTAGGTGTATCAACTGCTTTTACTTCACCAAACTTTTGAAAAATCTTAATAGGATTAAACGCTAATAAATTTTCTGACTCTACTGCTTGTTGAAAGAAGTCCTCGTCTATTGCAGGATCTGGTGTGAACTGTTGTTGATTGATATTTTGCAAGGGATCACCGCCTATCGCCATACGCACAGGTCCACCTTTCTCAAACGCACTAGGGTTTAAAAATTTTTGATAGATGTATGGGTTGTCTCCAGTCTCCATCATAACATCATCTGTATCTGCAAAACCAGGTCTTGCTGATTTAGGTGCACCTGCTGATAATTTAAAAGAGGATGGGTCTTGATTAAAAGTAGCAAATGTTGCTTTTAGGTAATTTTTTAATTGATTCAGATCAGGTTCTTCTGGTTGACCTAACATTATTGTTTTTACACCCTTTGGCGTTTTGCCATAACTCTCATCAGTTTTAAATACTTGATCTGGAAATTGTTTTCTTAATAATTCGAAAGCTTGATCTGACATCTCTTTGTCCGTAAACCTCATGTATATCATCATGCCTCGTTCATTAAGCATGTTGTTGACCCTATTTAAGTCTTGTATGCCTAATGATAAATCACCAGTTGTTAAATCTTTTTTAGATAGCTGTTTAACAGTTTTCATAGTGACATTTTCTAATCGTGGTTGCAGAGAGATATTATGATTGTCAAAATTTATTCTCATTAATCCTGTTTCACCTTTTTTAAATCTTAGACCAGGTGCTTTTTTAAATGGCTGCTTAGGTGTGCCCAAAAACTTTTTTGACATGACATGAGACAACTGACCATGAAATCTATTTTTGTAAAAATTAAATGCTTTTTTCCAGTCATTATTGTAAGCATTGTCTGGATCTACACGATTTACCTCACTAATAAACTGTTGCTGTAATTGTTGGTTGTTATCTAATAAGTTAAAAAATTCTTGATCTGCAAATTTATCTAATTCTTTTTTCATTCTTTGCATATCTGCAAGTTTAGCCATGTCCTCTTTGCTAGATAGAGATGTAACAAAACCACGTAAGTTATCTAAAGCTTTTTGATTTTGTGCCTTACCTGCCTCCGTTAACAATTCAGGATTAGGTATTAACGATCCATCTTTGCCTAATATTTTCTTAGGTAAAAATCCAAAAACCTCAGGGTCTTTAATTATATCTACAAATTCTTTTTCTTGCGGTGTGCCTTTTATATCTCTTATAAAATCTCTTAGTTTTATTTTTTGTGTGGCTAGATATGTAGATGCATTTTTGTATTCACTTACGTTAAAATAATTTTGTAACGCATCTAAATTTGTATTTGGATCTGCGCTTTTTTTGCCAATTAGTTCAGATAAATTTTTATTACTTATGGATAATTCTTCAAACTGTCCTTTCTGTGGAAAGTCTAAATAATTTTTTGTAATGTTTTCTGGTATGTCATATCCTTCTTTACGATAATATCCAGGTCCTTTATTGGGTTGAATCAAACCGCTTTGTATATCTTCTATGAGTTTGTTCATACCTTTTATTCTATTGTCAAAATCTTCAGCTTGTTTACTAGCGTATGTTACGAGGTTTGGTGCATCTGTCTGATATATTCTTGTGTCCTTAACATAAGACTTTGCAAGACCAGTGGCCTCTGCAAGTTCTGACCTCGTAAATTTTTTATCGGGGTTAGCTGCAAGAAAGTCATCAAGAATCTTTTTCTTTTCTGCGCTTGTGTCAGGTGTGCCTCTTTTACCAACTTTAAGTCCTAGATCAGATGCTGTTAGTCCTCTGTTTCGTAAAACTTTATTAAACTGTGACTTAGATAAACCAGAGTCAGCTATAGCCTCTGCCTTCGTATCAAATTGCTGTGCTTTATTTACAATTTCTTGTTCTCTTATTTCTCTCTTTTCTTCGAATATTTTATCACGTTTTGCTTTTGTAGATGCTGGTAGTCCCTCACCTTTTTCTGCCATTAGAGCTATTCTGCCCTCATCAACACCTTTACCTATGACTAACATAGGATAGGTAGATTTCATTTCAGCTATTATCTCAGGATATTCTGCAGCTACCTTTGAATCGTTGATAACCTCTGCTATTGGTTTACCAGCGTATTGTTTTTTGAATTCTTCTGCACCTTTCATAACGCCCTTACGAGCTCCCGCCCCACCAAACCAAAACTCAATGGGTAATAAGGCAACACCTAGTTGTTGTGCTCCACCTAAGTCTGTAAAATTTTCACCTGCCTGTATTCGTTTAGATCCTGCTATAGCGTCTGACAAAATAAAATCTAAACTTTGATTGATACCCTCTTCGAAGGTCAAAGGCTGCATTTCTTTTCCAAATCTTTTAAAATACATTTCGTTTTGTGCATCAGTCACAGCACCGGGTACGGTGTTATAATACTTTGCTATTTCTTTATTGATCGCAAATTTTTGTCTGCCTCTTTCTGCAGCTTCAGGGTTGACCATGTTCTCAGCGAGTCGACCAAGAGTTTGTGCAAACACATCACCCACAAAATTAATAGGTCCTCTTGCTATGTTGGCCATGGTCCGTGAGCCACGAGCAATATCTTCTTGTACAGCAGGTTTTGTAATTCTGTCTATGTAAGCTTGACCAGCACGATAGGGTTGTCCCCCGTTTGCCATGTAGGCAGGGTCTTGATCTATCACATCATCAAAAGGATTATAGGCCATTAATAATACTCCGTCTCTGGTCCGTGGTCCGTGGGCTCATCTTCGTAGTCATCATGCAACGCAACGAAGTTTCCCTTACGAAACCTTAGTAATGCTTGGCTCATAGAGTCAACAAGGTCGTCATGTTCTGCGTGTGGGAACATAGCACATTCTTCTATCATCTCTTC